TTTTATTTCTTTTCTTTGCTTCTTTCTTTTCTTTTTTTCTTATGCCAAATAAATCGGGGCTTGCAAATTTTCACCTATGGGTGTACCTGCATTCACAAGACCAGTGACAGAGTTTAATCTCCAGTGACCTGTCACTTCGGACAAACGTACTCAAGTTTGTTACCAATTCAATGCGGCAGGCTTTTCTTTGCTTAATTACTGTCGGCTAGAACTGCATTGAACCTTGATTTGGCAAGGCTTGAGATTTGTGCCCATTTTATGCACAGCGTACTGTGGTTTGTCAAGTTGCTTATGCCGGCTTATGTCGGCTTTCGTATAAACGTCTTAGACCTGTAGTGAGAAGTTATATGGTTGTAGCCTCATCGAACAGTGTGTCCATGTCATCGTAGAATGCGTCTTTGTCGTCTTGGGTTATTCCGCAGTAAATCAGCGTAGTCTCGGGTGAATCGTGATTTAACATTCTCTGGAGTGTCACAAGAGCTCTTGAATCGTCGGGGTGCATCTTTATTGTCCAGTAGCCAAAGGTCTTTCTGAGGCTATGTGCGCTCAAGTGGTAAGGTAGCCCAAGGTCGGTTTGAAGTGAATGAATGATTCTATAGATTTGTGATTGGTCAAGACAACCGCCTTTCTCGGATTTGAACAGATAGTCTTCAAGGGAGTAATCACCGATGTAGTCGAGATATGTCTTGATTGCTTCGCGGCATGATGAATTAAGCTTTGGATTGTTGTGTTTAGAGGTCTTTTCCTCGAACAAGCTGATATAGCTTTTAAATCTACCGCCCTCGGTAATCACATCGCCAATCTTGATTTTAACTAAGTCGCCACCACGGAGTCCCGTTGAAATGCCGAGGGTGAAGAACATGTAGTTACGAAGTCTGATTCGTCTAGTCTTACCGTTGTTAAGCAAGAACTCTTTTGCCTTTTGAATATCCGCCATGTCTCGAATTGGATCACCAGGGGTTGCCTTGGGTTTGCCATGTGAGGTGTACGGCGAATTGTTGCGTGGACGCCTCTCGATTTCGGGTCGCTTTGGTTTTACAGCGTCGCCAATGTCGATAACGTTGCACTCAAGTTTTGGGGCGGTCGAACCACTGAATACCTGCTGGGCGTGCTTGATTTTGTAATGTCTCATATGTCTATCTCCTTTTATCTATGGGGTTTATCACCCTTATCCTTATATACATATTATACACCATTTTTGGCTAAATGTCAAGCTTTTTAGAAAATACCTATGCGTTTTTTGATAATTATTTTTAAGGTATAAATCTATTAAGTACAAGCACGAAGCGTGCTGAGCACACGATTGCGGGATGGGACTCAGATTGATCGTTGGGGCTGAAATGGCGCCACGGGTGCGTGTCGCTTTCTGGCGGCGGATTAAGTCGGCGTTAAATGCTTATGCCTTTGAGAAATGTGTTCACAAAAAGTTTACAAATGTGCGAAATACAAGCTTTCTTTCGGGGGCGTCGTCAAAAAACCTTGCGTTCATAAGCCTAAAAGCTTGCATTACAAAGAATCGCATTTTTTGCAAAAGTGACGATGCGTAGATAGCGATGATGAGGGAAGGGGAAGAAAAGATTGCGAAAATAGGGCGGATGTGAAAGATGGTGTTACTCTTTGATTCTTCGGCGTTCTGAGCACAAAAATATTTTTTATTAACCCCCTCATGCAAGCTTATCGAATTAGCTTGCATTTGACCCTTGCTTCCTTTTTATAATAAAAAAGTCATTTTTACATTTTGATTATTTTCAAAAAAGCTATTGACTTTTAATTCAATATAGCTTATACTATCATTGTCGACAGGACGAGGGGCTACACAATACAGTAGCCTATAGCAAATATCAAGCCCTGTGACGTGTCACTACATAGAGCGTGAACTCTTTAAACTCCAGTACCTTGATAAATCTATATTAACCCTCTGAGCAGTAAAGCACTCACATTTGACTATTAGAGATAATAGTGCCGTGAGCTGTGAGAGCAGACCGCTGAGCCGTTCATGGTACAAAGTGTAGCACAGATTGAATCAGCTCAGACCTTGCTTGAAATTTCAGCGAGTATCGGCGATGACCCTGTATTTTTACGGGCGAGCTATACCCTGACGACAGCGCAGTAAAGTCGCATCCCCTAGGGTGTTGGAATAGCAAGAGCCGACTGAGCAAAAAAATGAGCGTGATGCCTCATGGAGTAAGGGTAACTGTATGCCTTTACAGTACGCAAGCTTGCCGTACAATTCAATCACAAAAAAAGTAGGCTAATTCTTTGAGCTGTCTTGAATTAAGCAAGGCGGTTTAAAGCTTTATATAAAGCTCATGAGTAGTCGCTCGTGGGCTTGAATAGGGCTTTAAAGCTCAAAAATTAAATTTTATTGGAGGGTTCTATTATGAACATTTTGGAAAATTACAGACTTGTAGAGTCTAAAGTAGGCGACGGTGTAGAGGTCATAGCAACAACAAGTGAGCAGATTGACAACATCAAGAGCTACATTAAGGGGCTTAATATTAAGTCTATACGTACAATGTACTCTGTACTTGAGGGCTTTGGTTTTGCTATATCATTTTCAAAGTCGCTTTTTTCACCTGACATCGACAGTGATACTTTTAAGGGCTGGCTCAAGCCGTTCAAAGCTCTACAGACACGGCTTGCCATCTATGGACTTTGCAAGCGTCGTGCTGTGGAGTCTGGAGATGCTGACGATATTAAGGCTATGACAGACTCAAAGTCTGAGTGTTTTGATGAGCTTAAAGCCCTCAAAACATGGCTCGGTGTAAAAGTCAACTGCAAGTCTACAGATATAGATACATTAGAGGCACACTGCTTTAAATACGCCAGATCCAACAGGGAGGCTATTGCTGAGGGCTGGACTGTCAAGCCTGTGAGCGTCTATCAGTTCATCAACTTCTGTTTCAAGGAGTTGAATTTTGGTGAGAGCAAGACAGAGTGTGCTCTCGGCTATGCTCAAAAGGCTATTAAACAGGCGGTGCTTGACGATGCCGCCGAGGCTTATAAAAAGCTTACAGACTCACAGGCTGATAAGCCAGCCGAGCCAGCCAAAAAGCCAGCCAAAAAGACAACAAAAAAGATGGCAAAAGCCGAGCCAGAATCAGCAAAGTCTGAGCCAGTAAAGGCTTAATTTAATCAGTTCTGAGGGGTATCTGTAAAAGCCCCTCACCAACGCACATTGAGTGACAGTTATTCTGTCGCTCTTTTTTTTGTGCAAATTTTAAGGCGGATTTTTTTGACCCTTGCGGAATTTCTTTTTACTCAAAACGACCTAAAAGGCGTCACTTAGTAAAAGCCCTTGAGGGTCAATCTGTCTTTAAAATCAGAAAAGGGAGGTTTTACGGTGAGATTTTCACTAAATATAGCACAAAAACCGCTAAAATTTCATGGTTTTCACGTCCTAAAGGGCGGTGCTTATGGGCAAGGGCAACTCATTATTGACGGGGTAAAACGCCCCGTGTATTTTGTCTATCATGGGCAAAAACACAAAGATAGAGTCGTAATTTTTTATACATATTACGACGATACAAAAATATGGTTTAAAGACCAATTCACTGTAACTAATTCCATGGTTACGGCGGAGTGTGCCATAAGGCACTTAAATGTTGAATATCCGCCAAAGTCAGGCAAACCGGGTCCTCGGTCAATTCTGGCAGAAGTTCCACGCCATGGTGGTAAGTCTGCGGCAGAGAAGTTTGCTGTACAATGTGCATCTATGCACTTTTCTAGGTACAGGTAAGGAGGTAGTTTTATGAATAAGCTTGTTATTGCCATATTGAAGGCATTGCATGACGGAGTTGTCACAAAAGGCGAAGCCGTCGAATATTGCCGTAAGTATGGTATTATACTTTAATTTTATGAAAAATGAGGAGGTAATTTTATGTTGACAAAATTTACAATCGCAACTTCTTGCGAAAATAATTCAGAAAGTCAAAAGTTATATGTTGTTATGAAGGTTGATTCTTCATGGCATTTATCCCCCGAATATGCCTTGATTGGCATATATACTTCAAAAGAAGTAGCTATCAAGGTGGCAAGAGAGCAGGTCGAAAGTATCGAAAAAACAAATAATTGGATTATCGAAAATGACCTGTTTGACAGTGATGACTGCGAAAACACAGCCATCCACTTTGACGAAATCGAAGTAGATGATAGCGCCACGACAGCATATATTCTATGCTCTCTTGGCAAGTATGGGGAATATTCCCTTCTTGGTTACTACAATGACAAAGAACTTGCTGAAAAAAGAAGAGCGTTACTTCAGAAGCGAGACGATGAAATTATAAAAATGACCAAGAACTACGAAGACGCAAGAGAATATTTTGTGGTAGAATCACAAATTAATAAAGAGACCTAACAAGTTTTTTTTGAAAAGAGGTAGTTGATATGTTCATTTGAGTAAGTGGTAACCGCAAGCCACGTTAAATAATTTGCGGCGTTTAAGTACGGCATAAACTGCTAATAAAAGTCTATTACTGCGGTTTGTTGTAAGGCTTAAGCGTTATTGAAATATTGGGCTCGGCTGGTATGAGCAGGAACAGAGGTGATGAATTATGCTCATTGTGCCAACCCTCGTGTAGAGGGTTACATAAGTTAGATATTAGCATTGATTTAAAATTCCCTTTCTTTTTATTCAGTAGGCGGTCAAAAGCCGCCTTATGGCTCGTTGGTCAAGTGATTAAGATGCCGCTTTCTCAGAGCGGAGTCGTAGGTTTGAATCCTGCACGAGTCACCAAAGGACGTTGCAGTCCTTAGACACGCATCGGTGGCAATAGCTATCGAATGTGTAGGGAAGTACGGATGAGTCGTACATTACTTGCCTTCTGTGGGTTGTGGGCAAGACAAGCCGCTGTGGTGGAATGGCATACACAAGGGACTTAAAATCCCTCGGAGTAAAATCCTTGCGAGTTCAAGTCTCGTCAGCGGCACCAGTATAGTTTGCCAATGCTATACAAAAGGAAATTGGCATAGCAGGTACAGTGCTTATCCCACCATATGGGAATGTAGTGTGATGCCTGCGCTTGCGACTTTAGCTCAGTTGGTAGAGCAACGCACTTTTAATGCGGAGGTCATGGGTTCAAGCCCCATAAGTCGCACCAACGCCAGATTTTATGGTGATTTTCAGGCGTAATCAGAAAATCATTATTATTATTTTAAAATGGAGGTGTTTTTATGGACGCTTTTGAAAACGTACATAATACATACGACCTGACAAAGTTAATCAGATCTATGAAACACGCAGAAGAACGTGACAAAGAAGAAAGAGAGCTTAAAAAGCGCATAGAAAGCTATAAAAGCCGCAGACTTGAAAGAAAAGCAGCCAAAGTGTTGTGGATTATGCAGAAAGTTCTCGGCTTTGCTATGGGCGTTATGGCTATAGCTATGCCCGAGAGTGCGGTTATTGCCGTGCCATTAGCCTGTGCGTTTTTATTCACAAGAAATATCCTATCAATTCGCCCAGTTGTCGTTGATGCTGATGGCGGTGTTATTGAGTTTGAAAGAGGCAAGGTATGAGTTTATACAATGACAAGAGGATATCTTGGCTCAAAAGAGTTTTCCCCGAGGGTACAAGAATATGCCTTGAGAAAATGGTTGATGATCCATACCCAAAAGTAATATAGGCGGAGTTCTCCGCCTTATGGCTCACTGGTCAAACGGTTAAGACGCCGCCTTCTCAGGGCGGAATTGCATGGTTCAAATCCTGCGTGAGTCACCAGCCCATTTTGGGCATTCCCTTCTTTTTCTGAGTGCGATGCTTTGCATCGCTATGGCTCAAATAGACTCTTATCCCCAGTAAGAGTACGGGTGCAAATCCTGTGTGAGCCACCAATGCAAGCAAGGCTTGTAAATTTTAAAATTTAAAGGAGTGCTAAACCATGGACATTATTGCAGGATTCAAACTTACGACTCCACTCATTGAGATACCCGACAATTATAAGGATCTATTTACAGTGGCTGAATATGAGTGCATTCAGCGTGAGATGTGCAACGGATATCCAGCAATACACAAAAGAAGCGTGTACAAATCTGCAGCTCACGCCCCAATTGTTTCAGATTTTACCGATGAAAACATAAACGATATCATAAAAATATCGGCAAAATGGTGTAAAAACGAGGGCGCAAAATATTTTGGATCATGTGATGATCTAGATATTATCATAGACGTTTACGTTTATAACGGTATTACATTCAAATTCATGCAATACTTTTTAAGCGACTTTAAGCGCCGTGAGAATAACGGCGGCTATTTTTCTAAATATTCGCACGAACTAATGTGATAATCTAAGGAGGTTTTTTAAAATGACAAATGAAAAAATGACGATTCATCAGGCACTTTGCGAACTTAAGATTCTCGACAAGAGGATAGCCACCCTTATCAAAGACGCAAGATTTGTTGTGGAAAATAAGCACAGCAATACTAAGATTAATGGTGTCTCCATTGAAGAAGCCAAGAATGACTTCAAGGCGAGCTATGACAAAATAACTGACCTTATAAAAAGACGCAAGGTAATCAAGCGTGCCGTTACACTTTCAAATGCCGAGACCGAAGTTACAATACAGGGCATGAAGCTGACCATTGCCGAGGCTATTGAATACAAGAATCACGGCATAGAATTTGAGGAAGAACTCGTAAAGCATATGTCAAGACAACTTAAAAACGCACAGGACAGATGTAACTATGAGAACGGCGGAACATTGCAGAAGCGTGCCGACGAGTATGTGCTTGGAATGTTCGGCTCAAAGGACGGCAAGGCTGTCACAAAGGAAATAGAGGAAGCAAAAGCAAACTTTATAAAAGCAAACACTTTTGAAATTATCGAAGGCTTTGATACCGCCGAAATAATTTCCGACCTTGTTGATCGCATCGACAAGTTTAAGGTCGATTTTGACTCAGCTATTAGCGTATCAAACGCTATAACCGAAATCGAAATCTCATACTAAGTAAAAAGTGGGCGCTTTTTGAAAACCTTTAATTTTATGACCTTTGTGTTTATTGCCATATTCACAAAGTAAAATAATAAAAACATGGCATAGCAATAATAGATCGTAACTTTGTTTCGTGTTGTATATAAACAGGAAATCCCATTACGAAGATATATGGTATTCATTCTTGGGATATTGCCCGACTATGAGTAAGAAGATAAAGCTTAAGGCACAAAGCTGAAAACTTAATTACAAAAGTTCAAAGTTTATAATTGTCTAAAGCTTAAATATTAAAACCCAACAATTAAGATTTTACAAAATCCTTGGTTTTGGTTAAGGTGTGTCATAACTTGACCGTAGGTTATCCACAAGGCTGAAAAGTGTCCATTTTATATATTTAACGGCGGGTCAACTTTGGTTAATCCGTCGTTATTTTTTTTTATTCAAATGCAAGCTAAAAAGCTTGCAAGTTACATTCCGATGACACGGTCGATTAAATGACGTCATCAATTTGTAATCAAATTGTAATCTATGTAACCATGGGTTACAATGCTGACCGCCACGGCGGTCTATGTGCCATTAGCTCAATTGGTAGAGCATTCGACTTTTAATCGAAAGGTCTCGGGTTCAAATCCCGAATGGCACACCAGCCATTATAAAAAAATAGGAGGTAAACATCATGGCACACAGATTTAATAATATAAAAGTTTTCAGATCAAGAATGGCGGCACAGGCTGTTCCCATACCAGTCAGTAATATTATGCTGACCGACAGTATACACAAGAAACCTATTGACACTGAAAAACTCGGCACAAAAGAAAATCTAGTTGTAATTGTGCGGCGAAATTCCTGTGATACATATTCTTTGATTACAGGTCGAAGAGATTACGAAATTGCTAAGCGTGACAATATAACAACTGTAAATGCGATTATTGTAAATATTAGTCGTCAGGCTTTCATGAGTAATTTTAAAAAGCTCATAGATGTGGATAAAGTGTACATACCAAGAGACTTCATTAATCATCCGCCAAAGAAAGAAAAGGTGGACAGGGTTATCTGTTTCTATAACTATTATGGTATTTTCGATAGCCCCATAACTATAAAGCTTGATGCTAAAGGTAACAAAATTCTAAAAGACGGCTATGCCAGGTACATTGCCGCCAAAAAACTTGGAGTAACTCAGATTCCATACAAAATTATCGGAGGTGTGCATAATGTTAAAGGTCGGTGATGAGGTCAGAATAAGGCGTAAAAAAGACCTGCTTTGTGAATTTTGTTACAACGATCAAGAAGATGAACACTTGCACCCCCGAAATTTCATATTTAAGCTTCAATCTATCAATGTACATATATTGTGGAGAAATTCACAGTATAACAGAGCTTCGGCGTAGAGGATATGGAAATGCAGGTGAATATACATTAAATGGAATCCAGTGTTGGGCTTGGACGGAATATATGCTCGAAACTCTTGATGGTAAAAAATTGTAAAAAATGCCCGCTTTTACGGGCTATATTGGAGTGTAGCCAAGAGGTAAGGCAACGGACTTTGACTCCGTCATTCCGCTGGTTCGAGTCCAGCCACTCCAGCCACAGTGTGAGGGTAATTCCTGATACATACTATGGTTCTTCACCTCCAATAATTCCATAGTATTAAAAAGCCCTTATGGGCTTATGGCTCGTTGGTCAAGTAGTTAAGACACTATCTTCTCAGGATGGAATCGTAGGTGCAATTCCTGCACGAGTCACCAAATAATGAACTAATAGCATTACTGATATGTAGTTTCATACAACTGCATAATAAAAAAGAAGGGATAGATTTATATGAAAAAGATTGAAAAGGCTACACGTGACGAACAAATTCTTGGAAGAGTGCTCGGCGCGGATGAATGGAAAAGCGTTTTGCTTACTAATGTATATAACCATTTTTTAATAAAAACATTTGGGAAAGAAACGACAGCACGTAGAAAAACAGAACAACTTATCAATGAAACTATTAATGAGTTTTGCCGTGTATGGGGCTTTAGTCGCAAATATGAAACAAGACATTGTGATGGCAAAGATTTTCTTGACTTTCTAAAATCAAGAATTGTCGAAAGAACCACATTTACATATTATGTTATGGATAATATGAATGTAAGAAAATTAGATCTTACACCGGTAGAACTAATCGATGTCACTTGTTCAATGGTGGCGGCTCCTCTTGCGCAAAGGCGTGACGACAACTCTCTGGGGTATAACGCCACATTACGGCGTATTTATGGTGAAATGTCTGCAAGATATGGCATCGTATGGAGTAATCGCATGAAGAGGGCAAATGTAACCTCAAAACATGAGGTTATAGAAAATAACCCGAAATTACGCAAACTCTTTAAGAACATCGTAAATGACCTATTGAAAAGAGGTGATTTTTAATGTATCAGATAGGCGACAAAGTGCGAATAAGACGGTTAAAAGATATGCAGTGCGAGTTTGAAGCTCCACCTCCGCAGTATTATGGCAACGCATTGATTTTAGGAAATACTTGTTTCGTTAAAGGTATGATTGCATATTGCGAAAAAGAATTCTTTATAAAGGATATTTACTTCTGTAATCGCAATATTTATGGACTTGAGACTAATTATGGGGAAGAATTGCCTTTTAACTTTGGAGAATATATGTTTGAAAGGCAAAAAATCGTTAGAGAATATACTGAAGAAGATCTTGAAGAGTTGGATAATCAAATATTTATTTGATAGGAGGTGGTACTGTTTTGATACAGGTGGGTGACAAAGTTCGAGTTAGAAGACTAAAAGATTTAGCCTGTGAACACATGAATATTGAAAGGTATAAACTAATCGGATCCGGAACTGGTAGCGAATGTATAGCTCTGATTAACAAAGGAAGCTTTTTTTATTGATAGCATGTGTGTCTTTTGTGGGCAGGAGCTCGTAATAAATTCGCGCCATTCTCCATATAGAGGTTGTGCCGTTTTTTCTGCGTATAAATGTCCTTTCAATTTGAACGCGTATATGTTAGGACATCTCGATGGCAGTCTTATTGCTGAAAATTAAATAGGAGGTGATGATATGTTGCAAGTTGGAGACAAGATCAGGGTTAGACGACTAAAAGATTTAGCCTGTGAATATATAGACATCGAAATGTATGACGGCGTTGAAATGTTTAGTAATAAAGGTGTCTTAATTGAGAAGGATAGTTCTTTTGTTGACGCCATGTGCGAATACTGTGGAGAGGAGCACAAAATAATTAATCTACTAGATGGAAGTTATGACGTTTTTCGTATAGATAAAGCGTACAGTTTCAATTTTAACGCATATATGTTAGAACGCCTTGACGGTAGCCTTATTGCTGAAAATTAAATAGGAGATGATGATATGACTAAAATTGGAAATAAGGTTCGAGTTAGGCGGTGCAAAGATTTATTGTGTGAGTTTGTAGAACCACATGATGAAGTGGGTATAATTGACATAGGACATGGGTTCATTGAATCAATGTATAATTATTGTGGTGAAGAAGCTACAATAGACGATTTTGAAGATGTCCTTAATGGTTATGACGGATACTTACTCGACATTGATTATGATTATACCTTTGATTTATACATGCTTGAAACCCTTGACGGCAGAGCGCTTTAATTTTTAGGAGGTGAATATATGAGGCTGGAAAAAAGTGTTTTCTTTTTTAAGCGATACCTGGATTTGCTTGAAAAAATAAAGGAAATTAATAGCCCGCATGCCTATTTGCTTTTTCGTTACATTATGAAACGAATAGCAAAATGTAGACCAAAAACAACACACATGGAAGATATCATATCTGAATGTGAAAGACAAAATGTTAATCCTATAACATTTATTAAATTTGTAATGCCTTGATAGGTAAATAAAAAAAGGAGTGTCTTAAAATGACAGAAGAAAAATTTAAAACATTAAGAAGATTTGAGCTTGTTCGTTGTGGAGAGTATATCTGCAGAATAAGGAAGATAGCAGGCGACGAAGTTTATATGATGTCGGGAGAAATCTATAACCGCAGTGAACTTAGTGAAAACCTCTTTGAGATTGGTGACACTATCGTTCTGCGTAAGAACGGCAGAAAAGTTAAGGTATGTAAAATAGCCGAACACGTTATTGATTCTACGGCAACATTCACATATGAAAAAAATAATGGTGAATCGGCTTTATATCATTATATTTCACCTGAAGATGAGGTGCTTACGTTTTTTGCTCCAATGAAGCCTCGTGAAGAAGAACTACAGGGTTCATGTGAACGTATGGATATTGTAAATAATATGTGTAGTATTCTTGACGATGCAAGCTACGAGTATAACAAAGGTGTCATTGTCGATATCGTTAATGAATTCTTTACAAACAAAGCAGAATTGCTTTCTATATTAAGGAAACATCCTAATTGGGATGAAAAAAATCTTTGCATTAAAGGTGAGGTAGAAGAAACTCGTGTAAAGGACGGCAACGACTTTCTTAAAGCTTGTAAAGAATTTTACCATAATTGCCGTGAAAACGGCATGTATCTAACTGACGATCAGCTAGACATAATGTGGGATGGTGTACAGTGTACCCAACCACAGCAGTTTGTTACTAAGGAGATAAAAGAAAGGTATGAGGCGGTTGGCGTACATATGACTGTTGGGGCCAAGTATTCTCGTGAACTTAACAAGATTTTTGTAGATATGGGACTTGATAAATACCCAAACTACAATCACGATTTTGCGGTGATTGCCGATACCATCAATCCGTTGAAAAACACGCAGGTGGCAATACTCTCAGTAAATCCATGCGACTTTCTAAAAATGTCATATGGTGAGGGATGGGATTCATGTCATCATGTAGGAAATCACGGCTGTTATCATGCAGGAACGCAGTCTTATATAATGGACTCTTCGAGCATGATTTTTTATACTTTATCAAACCAATATACAGGCGAGCCATGGGAAAACAACAAGCTGACAAGGCAGATTTATTGCTATCAGAATGGGCTTCTATTGCAATCTCGTAACTATCCGAATTATAGGTTACCTCAGCGTGATGCAACTTATACATATTTTGTTTCGCAAGCAATAGCCGATTGCCTTAATATAAAAAACGAGTACAGAAAAGTGAAACATGATTATATCTGTACAGCAGAACACTCATTGCATTATCCAGACTACAATTATCAACAGTATAATACTAATCTGTACGCTTTTGATAGTATATGGGAAGGCGATGATATTACAATTGGGCATATTTCTTGGTGTTTGAAATGCGGTGATGAACTGTGTAATTCAGGAAATATGATATGTGACGATTGTGATGAGGAGGAAGATTGGAGCACACAGGAGGCATTTTTTATTGACGATATTACTAATGAACGTTTTGATGTAATAGAAGTAGATAATTATGTGGGTTACGACGAAGAACATGACATTTTATATGCCCCATATCGTGTTCATAAATGTAATTGTTGCCATCAGGTGTTTTATGGTAACAATTCGCTAGTTGACGGATTGTGTAAAGATTGTCGTGAAAAGAAACTTATTGCTGGCAAAAAAGTTTTTGTTTCAAAAAAGGGTTTAATTTTTATACGTTTTCTTAGCGCAAAAGAGATGTTTCCAACATTACAGCTTTTTGATAGAAAAGCTTGTGAATGCTACTATGATCTTAATATTTTTGGAACAATAATAAAAACTTTTAAGTGGATGTACGATGGTGCTGAACATACGCTATGTGCACTTAATGTTGACGACAAGTATGTATGTATAGTTGATATTGATGGAATAAAAGAGGTGGACTAATATGAATATTATTGAGATTTGCAAACTACCACAGGATAAGCTTAAAGAAAGGCTTTTTGTAGAACTTCAAAATTTAGGCTATTCGCCCGTAAATGAAGACGGCTACATATATGCAGAGGGTACGTATCCAGTATTGCTAATGGCACATATGGATACCGTACATCATGATAACTGTACGATTGTGTGCGTTTCCGAAGACGGCAAGTATATAATGTCACCACAGGGTATCGGCGGTGATGACCGTTGTGGCATCTATATGATATTACAAATTGTCAAAGACGTTCATTGCTCAGTAATCTTCACCGAGGATGAAGAAATTGGTTGCATTGGCGCCCGAAAATTTTGCAAATCCTCATATGTACCAGAAAAACTCAATTATATTATTGAGTTTGACAGAAAAAGTGGAAACGACGCCGTGTTTTACGATTGCGACAATGATGAGTTTGAAAAATTTATCACTAATCCGGATGTTGGTTTTAAAAGTGCATGGGGTAGTTGTAGTGATATAAGCCACGTTGCACCGCATTTAAAGGTTGCAGCCGTTAATCTATCGAGTGGGTACTATTCACCTCATACCCAGCACGAATATATTAATCTTGAAGATGTTGAGAATAATATCAAGCGTGCAATGGTGCTTATCAATACTGAGACGCCAAGATATGAATACATTGAAAAGGTTAAAATCAAGTATGATTATTCAGGCCTTTATGGACGATATTACGGCTATGATTTTTATAGTGCCAGTAATGACATTAAAAAACAAAAAAGCGATGACAAAGATGGACAGTTTAAAATCGAGGATTATTATGGTGGCGGCAAAGCAAAAAATTCAGTCAGCGATTTCTATGACGAAGAACCACAACTGAATTTAGATTTACATGATAGCATTTTTAACAAGTCGCTTTGTATGCCAGACAGCAAGGTTTATTTAAAGAACTCGAACGAGCCGGATAGTAAGCCAACCGAATCGCTGGATGAATATGCGATTGATAAAGACGGTACAATATATGGCCTTGACGATGATACGGCTATATATTATCCTTTGCAAGAACAGTATAAACTTGTTGATGATAAAGGCAATCTAATAAGTTATTGCGAAGAGAATTCAATGGAAATGCCTTGGGCGTTTTGCGAAAATATAGAAAAAATAAATGACTATATGATGAATTTGTCAATTTATGATATGACGTATGGCACGAATCTTTGTGATGATTTTATGGTAATGCTCTGCGACGTAATGTACCCTGGAGAAGTAAGCGGCGAGACAGATTGTGAAACTTTCAAACCAGAAAGTGAAATTTCTGTCGCGATGTGTAAATGAGTTTAACGACGATATAGGAGGTTGATATACATGATTATTCATGGTCGTAGTCCACCAGAATAAAAAAGCGCTACATATTAACCCATATAATACTAATATTAAAACATTTAAAAGGAGATATTTTTATGACATTTACAATTTCTAATCTTAAGACAGGCGACCTCGTTATATGTGCAAACGGTAAGATGGCAACAGTTATGAAGAACACAGCTAGAGAAGATGTGCTTCGCTTCCATACCGAGTTCAATTCTTTTTCAAGACTTGGCGTAAACTACAATTCAGATATGACAAACAAGAGGACAGATGGGCTGACAATTGTTAAGGTTTATCGTGCTATAGGCGTTGCAAACAATAAGATTGGCGACCTTGTTTTTAATCCACTTAAGATGCTGGAGTACGGCACAGTTGTTTACGACAGAGCTACAGCCGAGGCTAACGGCGACGATATAACAATCGACTCCCTTAAAACAGGTGATATGCTTGTTCATAGAAACGGCAAGAGATCTACGGTATTTAAGGGCGCAGAGTTCGGCGATATTGTCAGATATCATACAGCTAATAACAGCTTTACATGGCTTTCCAAGTTTAACAATGACACCCTGGAGCATGTGTCAAATAGCGACTATGATATTGTAGAGGTTTATAGAACTGCGGTTGACGATCCTACAAAGTATGGCGACGATTATTGCAATGTTGATCAGATGATTTGCGAGGCGAACAAGATTTACCCAGTGTCAACATGTGACGATGAGTATGGTCTCGATGATACTATTGCCGCTATGACATATGATGATTTGCAGAAATTCATCAATCATGAAATCGACAGCAGAGGCATTAGATAACAACATGTACGAGGGCGGCGTTGGTCGCCCTCTTTTTTTATTATATGCGAAACTACACAGAACAAGTACGCAAAGAGGTAGATTCTGATTTCTGCTTTTATTGTGGGAAGTATGTCAAATCAGATAAAACGCTTGACCATATCATACCTGCATCAAAAGGTGGCAAAGACGAGGTCAGTAATTTAGTTGTATGCTGCCACGACTGTAATACTATAAAAGATAATTACACGATACCTCAATTAATAATTGAGCTTGAAAAGCAGATGCGATGGTGTGGCGATAATGAAATTAAAAAAGCAAGGTTGGAATATTACCTCAAAATATTTAAAATTGCCAATGATAAAATCAAGGCAAGCAGGGCGGTTTAATCCGCCAATGCCGTATATGTTATGCGGTAAATAATACCGAAAGGAAGTATAAAAAATGTATATAAGACTTTATGGACATGTTTATGGCTATGATATTGAAAAAAATGAAAATGATGAATATGTAATAGTTGGTGATCCAAAACTTATTGGAAACTTTAAAAAACCACTTATCATTGATGCAACTAAGCAAATAGTAGCTCGACGATGGTATGATACCGAAGTATTTGGGCATGAGATATTAGGGGACAAATATGTTTTCATTACCGATCAGCATACAAGGTTGCTTCTTCCGGGTGATGCTGTTATTCTTAGTAGAACAAATGAAAAAGTTGTTGTATATGGATCTGGCAGAAAGTCTTTTTCATATTATCAGGACGGTGTGCTTAAAAGACGTCCATATATTTATTCTGATGGCAGTCTCTCATTTAAAGCTTATAAATTTGTTGAAGAACCAATTGAAGAAAACACCGATTGGATGGACGACAATCTTAAGTATAATTATGATTGTTTCTACAAATTAATAAAGACTTATTATCCTCAGGCAAAAGATAAATACATTTATAACGAATTCAAAACTTGGTATGAAGCCAAAAAGGATTTAATTGCATTGTTCAGAGAACATCCGCAGTGGAATGATAAAGAAAAATGTATTGCCATTGACTTGCCAATCAATCGTAATGTAGATAATAACGTAGTTGCGTTTGCGGCTCGCAAATTATTCCAAACAATGTCGGCAGAATCGCCTGTATTTTCACGTCGAACCTTGGCGGCATATGATCGTATAACAGATGTAGTTTCGCGATCATATAATTACAAAACGGATAATAATTGTATTCGTTTTTATGAAATGGCATACAGGGAGATAAAAGAATACCTGAACGCCATTGACTTAAATGACGATGATATGAATGTTAATGCAAAGGCTAGTAGAAATATAAATGCAATTATGAAAAAATTCAAATTATCCGATAGGGCGGAGTATAACAAAGCCTCGGCAAAATGTTTTGATGCCATGGCTTCAAGACCTCTACAGGTTAAATTTGTAGTATCACTAAATATATGTGATTTTGTTACAATGTCACATGGCAACAGTTGGTCATCGTGTCACAGTTTTAAAAATCGTGGCGGTTGGCACGCTGGCTGTTTATCATATGCAAATGATGATGTAACCGTTATTACATATGGACTTGACAAAAATTGTCCCGACAATGATTACTATAAAAATGATAAAATATTTAGACAATTATTTATGATAAATAAAGAACATACAGAATATGTTCAGTCAAGAATGTATCCTGCATGCAATATTTATACAGATGAATCGGTAAATGCAAGTTTCAATTCGATACTTTCAGAAGTTGGTATAGATATTTCAGATACGCCAGTTAGAAAAGAGTCGGGTCGTGTAATAAGTGGCGAGCATTATCTTAATTATCCTGATTATTTGAACTTCTGTAATGCTTGCAACAGGTATGGATCAAACCTGTCTTTGATTAAGATTGGAGCTGGCGTGAAAAGCCTAGTTAATGGGGAATGGCTACGCTCTACAAATTCATTAACAGGCGATATTGCTCAAAATCAAGAAATAATTATTTGGAGTTCAAATATTAATAAATCTGAGTATCTTACAGAGAATGAGTAGGTGATATCATGGTGTTAAATAATGGTGACGAAGTTCGCATTAGGAGATTTAAGGATTTATGTTGCGAATACAGCTTTTATATAAATATTTATAACGATTCCTATGAGCAGGAAACCCAAGAGGATTATATATACAATCTGAATGGTCAAGGCATTCTAGGTGGAAGAATGGATATTTTATGTGGTAAGATTGTAAAAATAAATAATAGTATACGTTCTGGTTATTGGAAACTTTCCGAAGAAAATCAATGTCCAAAGCGCCTTATTACGAATAAAGTATGGCATACGGATTTATTTGAAACGCCAAGCAGATTGGGAGGCATTGACAATGTGGATGAAACTTAGAAGACATAAAGATTTGCTTTGCGAGTTCTATGACCGGACTATTGATCACTTTATGATACTGCTATAGCAAAAATCAGTGACGCCCTTGAGACTACCCTTAGTGAACAAACAACAATAAATCTGCCAGCACGTTTGCGTATGGCTACACTTTATGCTGTATCGCAGACAGTCGGTGGGCGTGTTATTAATACTTGCAATTATTCTGAGGATTATATTGGTTATGCCACAAGGTATGGCGATGGGGCAGGGGACATGGCACCGCTTGCGAAGTTTACAGTGCAAGAAGTAAAATCAATAGGTCGCTTTCTTGGTTTACCTGAGAAATTTATTGAGAAAACTCCTTCTGATGGTTTGTGTGGGAAGACGGATGAAGATAACCTTGGATTTAGTTACGATACTTTGGATAAATATATACGATATGGGGTTCTTCCCAAGGCAGAAATCAAGTCGAAGATAGATAATCTTCATAAGAAAAATGAGTTTAAACTCAAACCAATGCCGTCTTTTGATTATATTATTACAGTAGCCCGACAGAGAATTAATAGGGCAAGATAATTATAAAAAAATGACAGCTGATTGATGTCAATAGATTGGGATGGCAAAGATATGCCTATCGTTGCAAAGCATTTAACAAAAGCGGTTTATGAAGATTGTCTCAAAGAAGAAAAAGCAACTGTGGATAGCATTTCAGATTTTGGCAAGATTGCAAATGGTATTACCATGTGACTCGCAAGAGAAATTTTGAATGCTAAATGTTCGCCTGCTTCTTGAAAATGGAGGGATGGATTATGATTCTTGTTTTGCTGGGAATTTGTATTATCGTAGTTGTAGTATCAGTTCTATTAGTCACTTATGATATATGTGATGACGAAATTTGTTTTTGTAGCATTGTGGTATTTGGAATTGGCTTTTTGATTTGCATTGGAGCTTTGTTTTACTTATTGCATTCTGTTATAGATGCAAAGTTTGTGAAAGATAAAATTGCAATGTACGAGGAACAAAATAGTAAAATAGAGGAGCAAATTGATGTTGTTGTGAAACAATATATGGAATATGAAAGTGATACATATGCCATGACGGCTCCAGAAAGTTCTATTACATTGGTAAGCCTGTATCCAGAATTAAAATCCGATGAGCTTGTAAAAAAGCAGATTGCCGTGTATCAAGAAAATAATAAAAAGATTATAAATCTTAAAGAAAAACAAATAGACGCCAATGTAGCTAAATGGTGGTTATATTTTGGAGGATAAATAATGGATGCTGAAAAGATACTGTTATTAAAGATTGCGAAATCTGCTTTCGATGTGATAGTTAATGGCTTTGACGGCTGTGAAACCTGTTGTCATCGTGACGATAATAAAGATTACTGTAATTCTTGTAGTGGTGCTACAAGCTATTTACTTCCATGTCGCAATGACACTAGGTTTTACTCTTGGGAATATGGTGACAAGGTTGAAGAATTATTAAAAAAATATTCTGATATATAGCCTTATCTATATCTTATAGTTGGCAAAATTATGGAGGTATTTGTTTGAATATGACAGATTTAGAAATAAAAAAAAATGTGGCATGACGCAGGTTTCTTTTATATCGATCGCTCTAGTGACAATTGTATCAACATAGCAACAGACGCAGTGTTTGATCGGGATGGAAACCAATTTATAACTATCTATTCTGATGGCAGTTTTGAGGGCTGTGAAAGGACTTACGATGAAGATGCACCATTAAGTTTTACAGCAGATATGACTGAAGCTCTATTCAATACGATTGAATATTTAAAACAGTGCAAGATACAAGGAGGTAAGTCTTTATGTGGTTCGAGGGCATAGATGATATTCTTAATGCAGGTCGTGAGCCAGATCACAACAGGTTATTATATGACGTTGAAATCATTGACATATATGATGAAACAGGGAGGCTGATAAAATTGTGGTATCGTTTCAAAAGATGGTTTAAAAACTGGCTGTACAAATTAAATCATAAGTGAGGTGGTATAGTTGAAGTTAGTAAAGTATTTCGAGAATGAAATCATTAATACTCCGTCGGCTAATATGAAAGGAGTGGGTGAACTTATCGTTGCGTTACAGGTCATTCGGGCAAGATTGTTGTACATAGATGTTAGTAAATATTATGACACCTGTGATAAGCTAAATGATTTGTGCAGTATTTTGGTCGGAAATATGAGTCGTGAAGACTATAAAGAAAAATGGCAGAAAGATTGAGGTTGTTAAAATGAAATATATAACAAGTAAAGAATGGTTTGATTGTACACCAACAAGTAAATACGAAAGTTGGATAGCTGCGATGAATCCAATAGTTAATTCGATAAATACGCTCCAAAAGACGGAAGAATTGTATACTCCGTGCCGTACAACATTCTGCATACCAAAGATCAGCGATTATTCTTATACTAAAGTGCAGGCAATCAATAAGAGTAATAACACACGTTACGATGCAATGGAAACTGCAATTACTTTTGCTAATGGTGATAAAGTAACGGTATCATGCCCTATAGAAGAAGCCAATCAGTATACGGGCTTCTATACAGCCATAGCCAAATACGCCATGGGTAATAGTAACAAAGTAAATAATGAGGCGGATTATTGGATAAACAAACTTCCAAAGCAAAAAGCAAAAACAGAAGAAAAAGCGAGAAGGCTGAAAGAACAGGCTAAAAATATAAAGCGCAAGAAAGAACGCCGTTTGCAGAAAGAGCGTGAAGATATGGAAGCAAAAAGACTTGCAGATAAATATAAAATAAAGTTAATCGCTAATAAGAAATATGGTGTTCCACTTGATTTCGAGCCATAATAACTTTTATATAAAAATGTGATATAATATATAAAAGAAGAAAAATAAACCATTATTCTTCTTCATCAAAGAGGTCTTTTACTGATACACTAAGCGCCTCAGCAATAAGTCGAAGAGTTTCTAAGGTTGGCGAGCGTTGCCCATTCTCGATAAGATTGATAGCAGAAAATGAAACCCCCGACTTCTTTTCAAGTTTACGAAGCGTATATCCTCTTTGAGTTCTTATATCATATATTTTTATTATTATGCGCATGATAATAACCCTCCTTTTGCAATATATGTTATGTTTACAATAGTGAACAAATGTAAAAAACTGTAGCAATTTAGTTGATTTTGTGGTATAGTTACATACAGAATAAGGCTTTTAAGCTTATAATAACCATATAAGTTTAGAATATACTTTGTATGTATTGTTTGCAAAAGGGGGTAAATATATGATTAAAGCTAATGTTGTGATGTTGATAAGGAGGTCAAAAATGTAAACGTATTATAAAGAGATAATAATATACCGAGACGAGATAGAGATAGGCTAGGATATTAAGGAGAGAATGATATGATTAATTATAGTGGCATAATGGAAGAAGCACAAGCTGTTGTTGAAAAATTCGAGGAACAAATCGAACTTTATATGGATAACGAACCTGAGAATGAAAACTCGGCAAAGTATGATAAGTGGAGTGAAGGGCTTGAAAAGCTCGAAACTATGCGTGATTTATTTCAGCATATAGTTGATGAATGCGAATATAACCTTAAATAAGGTGGACGCAGATGTTTGATTTATTCATGCTTATAGGTTGCTGGATAGTTTACGGTATCATGAAAGCCCATGAAAAAGCCGAGCTTGCCAGAAAGCTTCCGCCGAAACCAACTAAGCCTTATAACCTTGACAGGCAACTTGAGCTGTTGGATTGGTGTCATCATAGTAAAACATTCTATGATGGCACCCCATTTCCTGACGATTACAAACTCGTGAACAAAGAGGAAGAGGCTCGCCGTCAGCTAAACAAGGAGGGTTATGCTTGGATGTCATTCGGTGGTTCACTGTTTAAACTTGACGATTATATTTTTGACAAAGAGGGGTATATAGTTGGTTATAATTTTCCAACTACTTTGAAACCACAAAAAAAGAAGGGGAATTAATGAAAATAAAGAACACGGAAATGAGTCTTAACGGGATTTATATGAATAACGTTAGAATCGTTGTGAATAATAATCATACCTTTATTATTTTTACAATAGATTTTGACAGATCGGACTATAAAAGATATTGCGAGATTAAAGGGCTATATAAGACAATTAATGGTGACTGCGATGATATTACGGGGGCGATGTTTATCGTCCCTGTAAAGGGTAGTCATTTGGTTATTGACAAGACCATATTTGAATTCGAGCTTTATGGTAACGAGCTTGAAGATTGGTATTTCAATACGCTATATGACGATATTTTTAATTGCCAAGAAAACGATGATAATGCGTTGTTTGTTGAATTTACACCAAGAGAAAAGTTGAACATAATTGCACGTCTACTTCCAGGGGTGCGTATGTAATCAATTTTTTTGCATTATTCACATTACATAATATTAATAGAAAGGAGAATTGTATTGTCAAAATATGAAGCATACTACACTGGGGATTTAGTGCTTGTTGATTTATCAAATAATATTGGGCATCAGCAAGGTGGTAAGAGACCCGCAGTTATAGTATCAAATAATGTGGGTAATGCGGTAAGTCCTATGGTTGAGGTTTTACCTTTGACAACTAAGCGCAATAATTCAGAGCTTCCAACTCATGTTACTTTCAAAGCCTCCGAGGTCGAGGGCTTAAAACGTGATTCTACCGTAGAGGCTGAGAGTAAATGGGTTATTAACAAGTGGCAAATATTAAAAAAGCTCGGTACATTTAATGACGAGCAACTTGACAAAATAGCTACGGCTATGGTGTACGCAACGCCCATAGTGATAAAGGCGTTTCAGGCTGGCGTACATAACACAGATCTTTTTAGGAAAATTTCAAATTAGACGATGGACAATTGTAAAGTTGACACCCAGACGCCGCACGCTCGTGACTTTAGTCGTGAGTTAGGCGGCTGACTTGACAAGTGAATAAACATATGGTATGATAAAAATATGGATAAAACAACGTATTTTTCAGAGCCTAAAGATGCAACATATGGTCGAGGATATGTGTATTCATTATAGTATCATATCGTATGGACAACAAAATACAGGAAGCCCATATTTGTAGGGTGTGTCGAAAAAGAGATAAAAAACTATCTTTTGAATATACTTAAATCCTTAGATATGATTCCTATTGCAATGGAAATAATGCCAGACCATATACATCTTCTTGTTGATTGCAAACCTCAACTTAGACTATCCGATGCTATCAAAATTCTTAAAGGCAATACCGCAAGGTGGTTGTTTTTAAGTCACCCGGAACTAAAGAAACAACTATGGGGCGGACATTTGTGGAACCCGTCATATTTTATAGCTACCGTAAGCGATAGGTCTCTTGAACAAGTGAAAAAAATATATAAATGAGCAAAAAATCAAATAATCAGAGAAAGGAGGTTTCACGATAATGAAGATCTACACAACATACAAAGTAAAGATAAAGGGATTCAATCATATATTTAAAGATACGATATCCATATATCGTGAAGCTGTTGATTATCTTCTTACTGTGTGCTATGATAACTGGGATAAGATATCACAGTTAAACGGTAACAGAAAGCTATCCTTGGTTGAACACCTTGTGCATAGAACAAAGGATAATCCACATCCTGTATATGATTTTGATTCAAAGTTCTATAAACTGCCTTCTTATCTAAGAAGAGGAGCTATCAATGAAGCTATCGGCAAGATAGCTTCATATACAAGTAATCTTGATAACTGGAAGAAAGAATGCATAGGCAAAAAGCCTTCTTTTCCGAAAGCAGGATATGTTTATCCTTGTATGTATCGCTCCGTAATGTTCAGAACAGTTGATAAGTACACAGCTCAGGTGAAGGTGTATATACGCAATACCTGGGATTGGATAACTATTCGCTTGAGAATATCGGATATGGATTACATACACAAGCATTGTAACGATAGAAAAATGTGTGCTCCAACTCTTAAAAAAAGAGGCAAAGAGTGGTTCTTGGATTTTCCATTTGAAGAAGAAACAAATCTAACAAACAAAAACGTGTTTGAACAAACCATAGTAGCTGTGGATCTTGGCATAAATACAGCCGCTACGATAAGCGTTATACGCAGCGACGGCACTATCATCGGAAGACATTTTTGCAAGCTTCCTAAAGAAACAGACCGTCTAACGCATAGCATTAATCGTATAAAGAAAGCGCAACAGCATGGTAATAGTAAAATGCCAAGGCTTTGGGCTAGAGTAAAGGGTATAAACCACGATATTGCTTGTAAAACAGCTAATTACATTGTAAATATATCAACTATGTATAATGCTGATGTAATTGTTTTTGAACACCTTGATAAAGAAGGCAAAGTAAGAGGCTCAAAGAAACAAAAGCTCAAGATGTGGAGAAGCCAAGAGGTACAGTCTATCGTAACAGATAAAGCACACAGGCTTGGAATGAGGATAAGCCATATATGTGCTTGGGGAACAAGCAAGCTTGCCTATGACGGCAGCGGCGCTGTTCTTCGTGACAAATATGGTGGCTTTGATACTTATGAGCTTTGCAAATTCAAAAGTGGAAAGACGTACAACTGTGATCTGTCTGCCTCATATAACATAGGAAGCAGATACTTTGTACGAGAAATACTAAAATCCTTGCCCGTGAGGGAGAGGTTAGCACTTGAGGCAAAAGTTCCTCAGGCTGCTAGGAGAAGCACCTGCACGTTATCTACATTAATTAGCTTGAATGCGGAGCTTATGTCTTTATCGGCATAGGTTTCTGAGTTCTGGCTGTATTTATAGTAACGCTGTTCCCGTTTTCTAAAGAAACTACGTGTATTTTACACTTATGGGAAGCACATGACTTTAGTCATGTGAGGCTTCACAGCGTATAAGATATATGATATAATAAACAAGAATGTAAAGGGGCGTTATGTATGTCTAACAATCAAAATCATTGGACATTTGATAATGGTTTTGAAGAATATGCAAATCAAAATTTTTTTAATCCAAAACCCAAAATCAAATTCTTGAATAAAATGGTAGAGGACACAGACTCAGAAGCTTCTCTAAAAAACTATGCCTACAGCTTTTCCAAAATGTCTTCATTAGAAAAGGAATATAAAAAAGACATTTCGAGAATGAACGTCAATCAGATTAAAGTTGTATTAAATAGTTGTATTAACAGCTATGACGGCTTTCGTAATATGAAAGGATTGCTAAAACTCTATTTGACGTTTATGGACTATCCTTATATGGATGAATTTATATCAATTCGTTATAATATGATGGATGTTGAACAAAAGTTTTTTGAAAAATTCTTTGCAAGCTATGAAGACCTATATGAATATTTAATGTCAGACAGTTACATTAAAGAAACGTATATTTATGAGATGCTTGTCGTACTGCTAATTTATTTAGGCATGCCAGAAGAATATATTCCAATCATTGAAGTTGCAAATGTTGATGTAAAAAACAAAGTTATTTACGTTGACGGGATTGCTTTTAATGAATATCCAGAGAGCTTTTTTGAGTTATGTGAATTAAGTTTTCAAGATAAACGGGTATTGCAGAACAATTTTGTTTACGATATTTGTTCTTCAAAATATCTTATTAAAAGAAAAAATGTTGGACGTCCAAAACCAGGTGATGATAGGGTAGATGATAGTTTTATTATGAAGTCTTGCAAGAAGTTATCATATCCGAATCTCAGCAGTCATTGTAATTATATAATTCAAAAAGATTTCAGTGTGCTAAGTCTAAAACGTTCGGCTCTGTTTTATAAGTTTTGGCAGTATGAGCAGAATGTTCAGAGTATGAAATTTCTCAAGAATAGTCAGTTAAAATCACTATTTGAAGAAGAATTTAATTTTAAAATTGGGACGCCCAAAATTATCTATAATGCCTATCTACAATGGAAGAAGATATTCATAGGCAAAAAATAAAATGTCACATAACAAACATAACAAAATAGCGATGTAAACCGTGAATTAACGTGGTTTGCGTCGCTTTTTTATTTTGTGCAAAAAGAAATTTTGCACCCCTTATGGAAACTAAAACGAAAGGAAGAGAACGATATTGAGTGATGAAATAGTAAAAGTTGAAACACCGGTACCGGTTGAGAAAAGACCCATAAGAAAGACTAATTATTTTAAGACTTTATATGACATTGACGTGTCTAGTAAAGTCTCAGATAAGAACGGCCTTTCGTATTTGTCATGGGCAAGTGCTTGGGCAGAGGTTAAAAAGAAATTTCCCGATGCTACATATTGCGTATATGAAAATCCTGACGGCAGATTTTGGTTCGATGACGGCAAAACGGGCTGGGTAAAAACAGGCGTAACAATTAACGGAATTGAGGCAATCGAAAGACTTCCTATTATGGATCATAGAAACAAAGCGATAGAGGTCGAGAATATTAAATCCACAGATGCAAATAAGGCTGTACAACGTTCTATTACTAAGGCTTGTGGTAGACATGGACTTGGACTTTATCTATATGAGGGTGAGGATTTGCCAGAAGCTACAAACCAGCTTAACGATATGAACCGAGCAAACTTTGAGCTTGCATGCAATATCAGCAAGCAGAGCGGCGAATTAAAAACCATGGTCGGTGATACGGTTAGAAAGTTTATTGCTTCAGGTAATCCAAATCACATAAAATCAATAGAAGAGTCTGAGGCTTTACATAACGAACTTGAAAAACTTAAAAGGAGTGTTAGCAAATGATTTTTATTACAGAATCTTATGGAACAGTTTTCGAGCCAAAAGTTGAAGAAAAGGTAGTTAGGGCAAGGTACTCGACTTCCGAGAAAAACCAGAATGGTGATTACATAAACTCGTCATGGAACATTGTTTTTCTTGGTGGTGCTCTTGAAAAAGCAAAGCAGTTAAAAGACCGCCAGAGAATTCATATAAATAAGGCAAAGCTTACTAATCGTTCCTATAAAGACAAGGAAGGCAATTCAAAATGGTGGATGCAGATTACGGCTTTTGATTTCGACATTTTAGAACACGGAACGAAGAGTAATAACAATAACACTACCGACAAGACTGTCAATAAATCTAAGCAGGCTGATAAGCCACAAGAGATCGATGAGGACGACCTCCCATTCTAATCAAATAATCATTACTACAGGTAGTCTATTAATTTAGACTACCTGATTTCTTTTTTAGGAGGTAATAAAATGGCAGAAATAATAAATAATGAGCTTGCACAAGAGTTTGAAAGTTTGCTTTTATCGACCCATAGAGAGGGAATAGATAAACTGATCGCTTATCTTAAACTCAAGACAGATTTCTTTTCTGCGCCTGCAAGCACAAGATTTCATTCATCGTGCCCAGGCGGTCTACTACAGCATTCTATGAATGTATACAAAATGTTGAAGGCAAAAAGCCAAACAGAGACTTGGAAATCTACGCTATCGAGAGAAGACACTATAATTATTGTATCCTTGCTCCACGATATTTGTAAGGCAAATTTCTATGCTGTTGAAATGCGTAACCGTAAAAATGAAGACGGTGTATGGGAGAAATATCCGTTTTATATTATCGACGACAAGAACCCATATGGACACGGTGAAAAGTCGGTAATGATGATTATGGAGTTTATGAAGTTGACAGCGGAAGAAAAATATGCAATACGTTGGCATATGGGTTTTTCGGAACCAAAAGAAAACTATAATGCTCTGGGTAAAGCTATGGAATATTACCCTATTGTCGTAGCATTACATGAAGCCGATTTAGAGGCAACGTATTTACTTGAATCTGGTGTTGAAAAATAATGAAAGAGAAAGTTTATTGTTGCAGATATGCTCACTGTAAATTTGCAGATAAAAAACTTCCAGCCAACAAAATGATATTGAGCAAAGGGCTATATTATCATAGAGAATGTTTTGCCGAACGAGAAAATATAAACAAAATTATTAAGCTCTATGTTGAAATAATAGATCCCTCTGTTGTTGTCAAACAGTTGCGTGGGGCAATTAATAATATAGTATTTGATAAGAACGTTGACAGCGGATATCTATTATTTGCTTTACAATATAACCTCAAGATGAGAATAAAGAATATAAAATCACCTTATGGTTTACACTATCTGATTAACGATAGAAGATTCAAGGAAGCGTATGATAGATATAAAGATGAGAAAAATTCTGTTTCTATAAAATTGCCTTATGATAATATCTCGACATCATCTACTACCTTTAAATCAAAGCCGCCAAATAAAAAAGGCTTTAATAAAATTCTTAAGTAAAGGGGGTATGCAGTATTAGAACAGCTCTTTATGACAAAGAAGCAGAAAGTGGTATTGTTGCCACACTTGTACATCACCCCGAATTTATTATGCAAAGCGACCATTTGAAGCCAAATCATTTTTACAATAAAGAAAACGGATGTATTTATTGGGCTATTCAGGAGCTTTATAAAAAGGGTATTGACAAGATAGATGCCTTTAATATTGAGAGTATGATTAATACCAATCAGGCAGTTAAACGTATGACCGAAAAATTTAACGTAAAAGATATGCAAGAATTTATTGAACTGAGTTCTACAATATCACGATCGTCTTCTTCGGAATACAATATGCTTGTTAATAAAGTAATGGAGTTTGCCTTTAAACGTGAACTTCATGGACTGTTATCTAAATTATCTGGGGAATGTTACAATGACGAAATAGACTTAGAACAACTTAATAATAAGGTATATAAGTCCATCGGCGATATTACCGAGAAGTTTTTGGCAACAAACTCGGTTGAAATCTTTGGTGATAAGATTGGAGAATTGTGGGACGAGGTACTCCAAAGACGTACAGACAATGGCATGTTCGGATTGCCGTCAAAATTTCCTACTATCAATAATTATTTCACCTATGAAACAACGGAATTAGTTTTGCTAAAGGCGAGAATGAAAATGGGCAAAAGTTGTTTTATGATGAACGAGGCAATTCACAAGTTAAGAATGGGAATCCCAACTGTGTATTTTGATACGGAGATGGCAGACAGACTATTCCTAGAACGAATGATAGCTAACATTTCAGGTGTAGAATTAAAGAAAGTTAAAAGTGGGCTTTACAATGAAGAGGAAAGTGCCAAGATAGAAGAGGCAAAATCTTGGATACAGGAACAGCCATTTGCGCATATTTATAATCCGCAGTTTACCAATGAAGAAATCTATGCAATATGTAATATCCTTAAATATAAGATTGGCTTACAATTTGTAATTTTTGATTATATGAAAGGCAACACACTTGACTCGTCAGCATTGTATAACGAACTAGGCGGTCGTTGTGATTTCTTAAAAAATGAAGTTGCAGGAGTTTTGGAGTTAGCCGTTCTTGCGGCCTGTCAGTTAAATAGGCAGAACCAAGTTGCCGATTCTGATAAGCTTGAAAGATACGCTTCGGTAAGTATGTCATGGCGTAATAAAACAAGTGATGAAATTATCATGGATGGTGAAGAGTGTGGAAACTACAGACTCAACATATCTTTAAACAGACTTGGCGAGCAAATGGACGACAGCGAATACATAGACTTTGTGTTTGACGGTTCAAAGATGCGTATAGACGAAACAGAAAAGCAGCATGCCACAGCTATAGAACCGTTTTAATAGAGGAAATTATGAAGAAAGATATAAGTCCTGAAACTATTGCAAATATAAAGTCAAATATACGGATAGAGGATTATATAAAACAATATATAGATCTTAAGCAAGTCGGTACAACGCTTGTGGGACTATGCCCTTTTCATGATGAAAAGACGCCTTCGTTTAAAATTGACACAACTAAAAACCGTTATCACTGTTTCGGTTGCGATGCCACTGGCGATCTTATCGACTTTATTCAAATGTTTCATAAGGCTTCATATCAAACCGCAGTAGACATGGCAGCCGACTTTGGTAATATTTCTGTTGTGAGACAACAAGTCTCTGATACAATTAAAGTATTTAAAGAATACAAACCAATCAAACATGCGAAACCATTTGTTCATCCTATACTTGATATGGGCGTTTATAATCGGTACGATAAACGTCCAATTAAACTATGGGAGGAAGAGGGTATAAATTCAAAAACAATTGATGCGTATAACATTCGATACGATACATTGCGCGATAGGATTGTTTATCCAGTATACGATTTGAACGGCAACCTCATAAACGTAAAAGGTCGCACAATTTATGAGGAATATAAGAAATTAGATATTCCGAAGTACATTAATTACTATAAAGTTGGCTGTATGGACTATTTGCAGGAATTAAATAAGGCACAAAAGTATGTAAAAGAAAAAGGCGAAATGATTATATTTGAGGGTATCAAATCCTGTATGAAAGCATTTCAACTAGGAATGCGAAATCAGGTCGCCGCCGAAACTTCGGCATTAACATACGAACAGATCAAATTGATATTAGGATTTCATTGTGATGTGGTTATTGCTTTTGATAAAGATAAAAAACTTGAAGATTATTATAATGACAATATAAAGTTGTTGTCACGATTTACTAATCTTTATTATATCAATGACACAAAAAATTTGCTTGGCGATCCTAGTGAAAAGAAATCGCCGATAGACAATGGCTTGCAAGTATGGGAAGAACTATATAACAGTAGAGAAAGGGTGATTGATTGAACGGTTATGATTTTATTCTTGATGATTTAAACTGGAGTTTTAGCAATTTAAAAACATTCACTCAATGCCCATTTGAGTGGAGATTAAAATATCTTGACGCCGAAGAAGGTATTGAGAATATTTATGGGCAATTTGGTACAGTTTGTCACAAAGTCCTTGAAAACTTCTTTACAGGTAAGTGTTCTGTTGAAAATATGAAAAATCAGTTTGAGGTACTTTTCCGCAAATCCGTTTTACTAAACGGCTCACGAGATGAGGAAAGAGCCGAAAAACTGCATCAAATCGGTATTTTATACTTTTCTAATTTCAGCAAACAAATGTTCCCTATAAAACGTGTCGTTGGCGTTGAAAAAAAGATTGATTGTGATTTTCATGGTAAAAAATTTATAGGCTTTATCGACCTCGTATATATCGACAACGATGACCGACTGGTTGTTCTTGACCATAAGACTGCCGAAAGTCCTCTAAACAAAAATGGTAGTATCAAGAAAGCCAAAATTAAGGATTATGACTTTTACAAAAAGCAGCTATACATTTATTGCATGGGGATAAAAAAGTTATACAATCGTTATCCAGATAAGATTGGTTGGAACTTTATACGAAGCGGTGATTTACATATCATAGATTTTAACAAAGAAGACTATGAAGGGTCTTGTGAATGGGCTATGAATGTCATAGATAATATTTATGATACCGATAAATTTCAAAAGAACGAACAATATTTTTATTGTAACAATTTATGTCGCTTTAGAAACATTTGCTATACGATTGACGAGGGGGAATTATTCTGAAGAATTATACCCCGTTTCATATTCACTCTGATTTATCAAGTGGCGTAACAAATATTGATAGCACAACAAAGTATATTGATTATGTAAATCGGGCGAAAGAACTTGGCATGAAAGCTTTTGGATTTGCAGAACACGGCTCGGTTTTTGAATGGGTTCATAAAAAGAATTCAATTGAAGAAGCGGGCATGAAATATATCCACGGTTGTGAATGTTATCTTACCGCAGGCATTGAAGAAAAAATTAACGACAATTATCATGTTATTCTTATTGCCAAGAATTTTGACGGCAAAAATGAATTAAACGCTTTGGTGTCCAGTTCATTTAATAGAAAGGATGGACACTTTTATTTTAAACCAAGAATCACAATGGACGAGCTCATTAATACGAGCGACAACATTATTGTGACCTCGGCTTGTCTTGGTGGTATTCTACATGGCACTAATGAAGACCTGCGTGATAGATTTATCGGGTTTCTAAAGAATAATAAAAACCGTTGCTTTTTGGAAATACAGCATCATCCATTTGCTGAACAATGTGACTACAACGTTGAACTTGCGTTTTTGTCTAAAACAATTGGCGTTCCGCTCATTGCGGGAACTGATACTCACAGTATTGATGAGGAGCATGCGGCGAGTAGAGCCATATTGCAAAAGGCTAAAAAAGTGCATTTTGAAAGTGAAGACCAGTGTGACCTCGTTTTTAAATCATACGACGAGTTATGTGCGGCTTATGAAAAACAGGGTGCTTTACCTCCGAATGTTTATCTTGAAGCCATTGAAAATACCAATGTTCTCTCCGATATGATTGAACCGTTCACTCTTGATAATGGATATAAGTATCCAGATTTATATGACGATCCCGAAAAGGTTTTTAAACAAAAAATTTATCAGGGCATCAAAGAACGTGGTATTGATAAATATGACAACTATGACGAGTACATTCAAAGAATTAAGGAAGAAATTGAAACATTCAAACATAATAATGCGATAGATTTTATGTTGCTTGACGAAGACTACAAACGTCATTGTCGTGAAATCGGTATCGGTTATGGCCCCGCAAGAGGTAGCGTTTCGGGAAGTATCGTTGCGTATTGCCTACACATTACCGATGTTGATAGTATAAAGGAGCATTTAAACTTCTCAAGGTTTATGAATGTCGAACGTGTTTCTTTGGCTGATATCGACACAGACTTTTATGAGAAAGATATTCCAAAGGTAAAAGATTACCTCTACAACAAAGAAAAATTATTCTGTTGTGATATAATCACTTTTAATACTGTGGCTTTAAAAGGTGCAATCCGTGATGTAGGTCGTGCTTTAGAAATACCGCTTGATACAGTGGCTGACATATGTAAAAGACTTGACACTGATTATGAAAAACTGAAAGAAGAATATCCAGAGTTGTTTAGATGGGCGGAGTCGATTAGCGGCACTATAGTATCCGTGGGGAATCATCCAGCAGGTGTTGTGGTTTCGCCATTTCCACTTAATGATTGGTTTGGAACTTTTACAAGTAGTACCGACGAATACCCTATATCACAGATTAATATGAAAGAAGTTGAATCGCTGAACTTTGTTAAGCTTGATTTGCTTAGACTTGATAATATCGGCGCGATTAATGAAGCTTGCGATTTGGCACACATCGAAAGATTAAACCCTAACAATACACCAGATGACATCGAGGTTTGGAAAGACATCAGAGATGATACAACTTGTATATTCCAATGGGAATCTGAATCGGCTTCTAGGTATTTAAAACAACTTTTTAGCGACGAAACAATTAAACGAATCAAAGAAGTAAACCCGAATATGACGTATATGGATTTGCTTTCTGTTGGCAATGGAGCTATTAGACCAGCGGGTGCATCTTATAGAAATGATTTGGCTAAAGGAGTATTCCATGATAATGGTCATGAAGCACTGAATGAAATGTTGAAGCCAACGCTTGGATTCTTAGTTTATCAAGAGCAAGTCATAGAGTTTCTTCATAGATTTTGTGGTTATTCAATGGGTCAAGCCGATATTGTTCGACGCGGTTTTGCGAAGAAAACAGGTACTGAAAAGTTTATTCCAGATATCAAAGCAGGATTCATAAAAACCATGAAAGAAAAATATAACACCACCGAAGAAAAGAGTGAGGAACTTATCGTAAACTTTCTACAAGTTATTAAGGATGCTTCGGAATATCTTTTCTCTGAAAACCATGCAAAACCATATTCATGGATAGGTTATATTTGCGGATATCTGCGGCATTATTATCCGTTAGAATTTCTAACAGCGGAACTCAACGCATTCGACGACGATATTGAAAAGACGATATCAATAACAAACTGCGTGCGCAAGAGAGGTATTAAGCTCTGTGGCATAAAATTTAGAAAGTCAAAAGATAAATATTTCTGCGACCGTGATACAAATTCAATTTATAAAGGGTTAATGTCGGTTAAAGGATTAGGGCAAGGTATTGGCGACAACTTGTACACTCTTAAAGATAAAAAGTATGTCAACTTTGCCGAGCTTCTTGTTGACCTATACGAATTGAAAATTGGAAGAGGCGCTATCGATATATTAATTAAGCTTGACTACTTTAAAGAATTTGGCGAAGTAGGGAAACTACTTGCGACCTGCGAGTATTATTACTCTTTAAGAAAACGAAGTACGCTAAAAAAGGCAGAGCTAAATGAACAGCAATTAAAAGTTGCAAGTGCATGTGCAGGCAAGGAAACGGCAAAGCAGTTTTCAAATGTAGACATAAATAAGTTTATAATTGAAACCGCGGATTTTGTCACTCCATGTGAGTTTACACTCAAAGAGAGGATAGATACCGAGTATGAACTTTTGGGATATGTTGACTATGTAAATCCAAAGCTCAACAAAGTGGTTTATATTTTAGATGTAAATACACGTTATTCGCCGTTAGTTACAATGTACTCGCTTTCTAAGGGGCAGATTACACAGGCAAAACTGAAGAAGAAAATCTTTGAATATAACAAAATTGCCGAAAAGGATTTAATTAAAATTGATGGATTTGAAAAGAAAAATAAAACTCGATTTGATAACGGCAAATATATAGCCATTCCAGGCACCGTGGAGTGGTGGATTAATTCATATAAAAAGGTGGTGATTTAGACGTTTATTGAAGATTATAAATTCAATGATATAGAGGCAAAAGAACTTTTGAAAATGATGGTCGTTCTTATAGATACAAGAGAAAAAAAGAATGATCATATAACCGAGTATTTTGACAAGCATAAAATTGCATACGAGAAGCGTGCTTTAAGTTGCGGAGATTATAGCTTTTATATAAAGGCTAATCAAGAGTTGGCTATACCAAGAGATTTATATTTTGATAATCAGATTTATGTAGAACGCAAAGCAAGTTTAGATGAGTTAGCAATTAATTTCACGAAAGAACGAAAGCGCTTTGAAGAAGAATTCGCAATCTCAAAGGCGAAGACAAAATATCTTTTCATAGAGAATGCCAATTATTTTGATTTGGTGAATAGCAATTATAGGTCTGAATATAATTCAAAAAGTTACCTTGGGTCATTGCATAGTTTTAATCATAGATATGGGCTACAAATTGTATTTATGCCCGATAAACGTTATACACCAATTTACATATTAGGAACTTTTCAATACTATTTGAAAAACCTAATAAAATAATTCTATTTAAGGAGGAATTGCGCAATGAATTTAAAGAAATGCCAATTCGATTCAATCACACCTTGTCAGAATAAAGGGGATATATGTCTCCGTACTTGTGAAGAAAGGGCGACATATAACAAGGTTGTCGATGAAATGATTGGAAAGTTGGAGACATTAAAACTTCCATTAGAAGACTCTAACGTGCCTTTGCCAAATAATTTTGTTGGATGTGGCGAGGTTAGTGACAACCACGAGCCTTTTGATGACGAAGAATATGACGATGATTGCGATGACTTTGACGACGAATGTGATGAATGACAAAACGGGGCTTGTCCCCGTTACATAAAAGGATAACTATGAAAAGAAAAGAGCAGGAAAAAATTATCGAGACATACACAGCGCAACTTAAACGAGCACGCCAGATTGGAATAGGTATAGGCGCAAAAACAGTGTGTCAGGTTGTGTATGATATAATTAATGATAAGAGCAAAGATGAAAAAGAAAAGCTTCAAGATATCTATGACATTGTGAAGCAACCTATAAAGTAATGATAGCGTACCTTAATGGTGCGCTATTTTTTTGAGGTGATTGCAATTCAATACTTAGGTGGTAAATCAAGAATTTCAAAGCAAATTTCGGAGGTAATAATCGATGAGATATCAAGGCGGAAAGAGCCGAATAGCAGCCTCGATTGCGTTAGCAATCGAGAGAGAGAGAGAGAGAGAGAGTAACGTATGCTTAATTAGCTTGTTTTGTGGAAGTTGTGCGGTGGAGTCGAAGTTAGCACCGCATTTTTCAAATGTTATTTGTAATGACAATCATAAATATTTGATTGCATTATGGCGAGCATTGCAGAGCGGATACGATTTGCCAGAAGTTATTTCCGAAGATACTTACAAATCAATAAGAGAGAACAAAGACGTCAATCCAGCATTGACGGGTTTTGTAGGATTTGGATGTTCTTTTGGCAGCAAATTCTTTGGTGGTTATGCTCGCAACAAAACTGGTACTAATTATGCGGCACAAAGCAAGCGTAGCATATTAAAGGACTTTGCTAATTTGCAGAACGCCACATTTACTTGTAATGACTATAAAGATGTGGTTATTCCCGCAGGTTCGGTTGTATATGCCGATCCTCCATACAGTAATACAACGGGTTATACGTCTGGAAAATTTAATACTGAAGAATTTTGGGATTACATGAGACAGATTGGAAAAGACAATCAGGTTTTTATATCTGAGCTTGAAGCGCCAGACGACTTCGTTTGTGTATGGGAAAGGCCATTTACTCGAACATTGGATAGAAATAAAAATAATCAATTCAAGGTAGTTGAAAAACTTTTTACATATAAGGGATAGTTATTAATTTTATAGTAACGAGTTGATTATTGTTAGTAATTCGGATATAATATCGGCTTTTTTAAATTTGATAATTCAATCTGAAAATGTTTATGGTAAAATAGAAATGCAGAAAAAGGGCTCCAAAAGTGCATAGGTGA